GTTCAGGACACCCGCTTTGGTCGTAGTATAGAAGCTGCCGGGAGATACAACGCCAACGGGTACAAGCTCACTGGTGCTGTCCGACAGTTCTGCATCATAAATGCACTGGTAGTAATCCATACCGCCAGCGTTTTCGTAATCATCCTCGTTGCGGGCGGGCTTCCACCCGTCAGCCGCAAGGGTGAGTTCGTAGGAGCCATAGTAGCCGCCTGTTCCGCCGTCCACCTGTTCCTTGATAAGAGCCTTTACCTGTTCTTCGTTCAGGATTTCCCCGGATTCAGACAGGTTCTTCACGGCTGCGCTGACCGCTGCCGTGATGGTAGTCGCATGGGCACTGGCGTCGGCGTTGTGCTTCTCGATCTCGGCCTTGACCAACTTTGCGAGAGCCTGCATCTGCGGGTCAACGGTAATGCTGATATTGGCCTTGTTCGACACAGCAAGCAGCGCCGACAGCTCAATCTCAAAATCGCCGTTCACTTTCGTGGACGGGACCTCCACTCCGCGTGCATCCTGCATAATAAACAGGAGTGTTTCTGCATCGTCGTTCAGCCTGCCGTAAACGCCCACCTGATGCATGATGTACGTTTCATCCGCACCGGTGATCTGGATTTTTACCCGCCGAGCCGTCTCACCGCCGCTTTCAACGGTTTCGATGTCCAGCAATTTCAGGTCATGTGTTTCGCCGCTTACCCCGGTTTCCCCCGAAAGGTCTGCGTCAGCCGTACCGGTGCCGCTCACAGCGCGGGTGATTACCAGCGCACCACCGGAGAGAGATTCCGACAGCAGGGCGGCACCGGCGGCGGTGTAGCTAGATTTTTCCCAACTCACGTTGTCTGTCCTCCAATAACAATGTTTATCGCCGTGTGCGACCGTTCAACGGTGCCCGCCGTAAAGGCTCGTGCTTTCACTGCCTTTGCTTCAACGGCACCGGGCAGCGCCACGGCAACCTGCATTTTCGATTTTCCGACCGCACCGGCAACATACGCCTTTGCGCCGATTTCCCGCGGCTTGATCCTACCGGGGACCTTTACGGTGCAGGATGTCGCCATGCCGCAGGGTGCGGCGGCGATATAAGCGGGCGACCGTTCATGCGGTTCGACGATGTAGATGATGTGCTCAAGGTGAGCGGTACAGCGCCGGGCATAACCAAGGCGCTTTTCAATTTCTTCCGGTGTGTAGTAAATGACACCATCATCGGTAATGTCTACGTTCATTCGCCAGTAGCCCGGCCTTCCTCCGTAGTCATACCATTCACTTATCTTCACATTCGGATAAATCGAGGACAGCGCCTTTTGGACTGCCCACTCCGTTCCGCAGTACCGACGGACTTCCAGCGCAGTTTTGATGATCCTGCGCTTTGTTTCAATCGGATAGCTGGTGTCGTACCAGTCAACGCGGAACTGAACCGCAAGAATATCCAGAACCGCCTCATCTGCACGGTCAATATCCGTGTAGATTTTCAAGCGTTCGGCAGCTTCCAGTTCCTTCTTGCGCCGCTCCCTGAAAACTGCATCAAGGATCTGTACCCATGGCTCTTTGGCAACATCAGGCGGTAGCCCTTCGACTAGGCCGACTTCGTGGAGTTCAATCATCTTCGATTCCTCCGTATGTCACCTTGCAGCTTCGGAGCTTTGCCACCTGAATTTCGGAGACAGTTGTTTCGACCGGTGTCAACAGACGTGGGCGTTTCGCACCAGCTTCCCGTACACGCATAATCAGCTCCGCCGGTTCGATGTCCCGGCCGATTTTTCTCTGCCAGGTTTCATACTCCTTCACAGCTGCTTCCACATTTTCCTGAATCGTCGATGCATTCTTGACATTGCTCAAGGCAATATGGTAAGTAAGCTCGATGTCATACGGGATTTCTTCCGGCGCATGGCAAAGAACCAGATCACCCATCGGGCGCTTTACCGTGTCGAAATATTCCTGCATTCCGGTACATTCTTCCCTTGTCGGAACTCTGCCTCCGGCCATCAGAAAGTAAATGTGGATCGTGTATCCTTCCTTGCAAACGATCTTCGTATCTGCCACATCGGACCGCCAGCTCGATGCAAAGTATTCATAGGCATCCACCGGACCGGCCACGGAGAAAATCGAAGGTGCATAGTTGATACGTCTGGTAAATGAATCGTCACCTTCCGTATCCGTACCGCCCGTGCTTGCCGAAACACTTTTTGCCCCGGACACATACGGGATAGGATCCACCAGCACATTGATTTCGCCTTCGGCAATCCCATCGCTGTTGCTTCCTGCCTCATCCGCCACGGCAACTACGTCCACGGTCAGTTCGCCGGGTAAGATCTCCGCATACTTTTCGGTTTTGAAATACCGTTTGTCTGCCGTTCTCACCTGTGTTCCTTCCGGGATTCCGGTTGCACTCGTTCTCGGCGCAGACAGTGTGAATCGAATAACCGCCGTGGCTTTTCCGGCTTCCAGGCGTTCCACTCCAACAAGCGGAGCAAGGTTGTCCAAATTCGGCCCCGTGCTCGTAGGCAGCAGTTCCGCTTTCAGACACGCCGTGCTGTACTCCATGTTGTGATGCGAACGATGTGCCAGTGTCAAAAGGACAAGCCGTGCTTCAGAACACCGTTCCAACGATACCTCACCGTTGAAAAGTTCTTTGTTGTACTTGCCAAACAGTGCCTTGCAATCGGCCACAGTTTCTTCCAGCGTTTCTTCGCCTTCAATGTCGATGTCCGGGATGTTCTCAAACTCTTTTATTTTAGACAAGCTCGTACACCACCTTTGGAATTACAACGCCATGCAGCACATCACTGTCCAGCCAGTCCACCCGCACCACTCTTGCCCGCGGCTCAAACGATGCGGTTTTCTCTGTTACCTCAGCCACATATAATCCCTTTGCCACCGGAAGTGGCTTATCGACAAATATGTTTGGATTGATTCCGAGTTCTCTGTCGCCCTCTTGGCTCCCGATTGGTGTGGAATACAGTGTGCGAAGGCACTTTGCAATGTCCTGCACTTCTTTTTGTTTTTCGCTGTCACCGGACAGCTCAACCACCGTGCTGCTGAAGTCGATCATATGTACTCCTTTATGGTCAGGCTCACCTTGCACTGCATCAAAAGCCCGTGTTTTATCACCGAATCCCAGCTGTCGCTTATTTCAGTGACCCGAAACTTGTTTTGCGATACCGGTGCAAACCCGATAATCAGGTAATGAATCTCTCCGTTCTCTGACATTTCTGTCAGACGGTTCAGCATCTTGCGAGGATTCACGCCGAGTGCTGCATCCAGAAGAATATCAAAGGTGTACTCTCTCAGTTTCGGTGATAAATACTCTGCTCGTGCTTTTCCTCCCAGAACTTCATGTTCCGCCCAGTTTGCGCCGGTCGTTCCCTTGAAGTTTGACGGGGTGAGCACACGCAGGTGTCCCACGGAGAAAATCACATCGCCGAAAATTCCAACATACATTCCAAAACCTCCTTACAGGGGTGCGGATGTTTTCTTGCCAAGGTTTCCGGTGTGCGTATGCGATACCAGCGATTTGCCGGACACAACAACATCGCCACCTCCGCCCTGGATGTTCACTGTTCCAGCGGTCGCATTGATGGTCGATGCCGTCATTTTCAATTCGCCGGATGCTGCAAGCGTGATCCCCGCCGGGGATGTCACCTTGATTTCTCCGCCCTCGCTGATGGTCACGGTTGCACCGCCCACCTGGATCTCAAGACTTTTCGCCTTCAGGATTTTCTTTCCGTCCACATAGTCGGTCAGTTCTTTTGCATTTGCATCAAACTTCCGATATGCCTTTCCTCGTGAGTTGGCATAATCCTTTCGGTAGACTTTTTCTTTTCCTTCAGGCGGTTTGTTCTTTTCATTCCAGACGGTGCCCACCACAACAGCATCTTCCGGGCTATCTCCCGGATGCAGGACAAGCACAAGGTCATCAACTTTCGGTGTCTGATACTCACCATTGGACAGAAACGGCACCATTTCCGTAACGGTGTCGTCCCGGTCCGGGTAAGTGACCTCACACTTTCCAGCATCATAGTCGATGGAACTCACATTGCCGAATCTCACTTCACTGCTCATGCAAAATCCTCCTTTTCTACTTTGCTGGCCTTGACTTGTGTTTTGTACCCGTTAGATGGAGATATGGTGTGCTCCATCTGATCGACGAAATATTTCCCGTCCATCTTGCCATAGCCAACCAGGTTGAAGCACTGCGCCGAAGCGCCGGCCGGATAGCCCAGCATCGTAAAACTGATCTTAGTCGCGCCGTGATTGGCATTCTTGATGGCCGCTATCAGGCGGGCTTTTGCGTCTGCCTCGCTGCTTACCTTTCCAGTAAGTTTAAGCTGGCGTTCGTCCGTGCCCACCTTGACGTTGATATTGATTTTTTTCTGTTTGTTGGTGTAGGTATAAAGGCCGCCCGTGTATGTTCCAGTCAGCTTTGTGTTCCACTTGAAACTTCCCGGCTCTACGCACAGGGCCGTCGGATTTCCAACGGGCCGGCTCTCATATACCGTCCATACAGGATCTTTCGCCTTGTACTTTTCCCGGTCGTACACCCAGAGCTTTGAAGTGTAGACTTTGATAACCAGTGCATAGGTGCTGCACAGATCTTGCAGAAAGGCACTATCTGTTCCGTCCTGTTCCTTTGCATCAATGCCGTGGTCGTCTCCCTCAAACTTCAGCTCCAATTTGTAACGGCCTGCAATGGTTTCAGCGATTTTCTTTACGCTGGTGTTCTTCCATGTAAAGGTCCGGTTTCTCTCGCTGAAGCTGGTGTCGTTCGGCTTTGCCACGCCGCCCATCGTCAGCGAATCAGGTGCACCGGCAAAACTAAGATCATCCAGCACGAATGCCCCGCACTCGGCGCTGTAATCTCTGTAGCCGCTCTCAATTCCCCCGATATTCCAGTCCTTTACAACAATAGCCGGGTAGAGCTTCACGCCCTTTTCCGGCATCCAGTCATTTTTCCATTTGGCAGCTTTGGCATTTACTGTAATGCTCACACTGTCGCTTTTGGATTCAGCCACATCCGTGTACTTGAAACTTTCCAGATCAGGTGCGATTTCTTCCGAAATATCGGTTTTCTCGTAGGTCAGAAGAACCGCAGCCTGCCTTCCTTTGGGTCTCGCTGCTGTCAGTACCATCATGCACCTGCCTTCCAGGGCGGAAGGTCTCCGCTCTTTTCAGCCGGCAGAGCTGGTGTTGACAGCACCGTGCCGGAATCGAACCGGACGATATGGATATATCTGGGGTTGTTCTGCATCAGCCAATCGGCTTTCAGCTCGCTTCCGTACACGTTCAGGGCAATCAGATCCCAGGTGTCACCGGACTTTGTGGTGTAATCAAGTGCCATACTGCGTGCGCCTCTTTTCGCGTTCGTACCGTTCCACATACTCGCAGAACTTCTCGTAACCTTCGTCCATAACGGAACGTAGATCTTCGGCATTCATGCTGCCGTAGATGGTGAAGTTTGGTGCATAAACATATGTGTTTCCGCTGGAACTCGTATAGGTACGCTGGTAGCTGTTGCTCGATCCACCGCGCTGGTTCCTGGTGCTGCCACCAGAAGCATCTTCGCTCCCGCCGATGGGCTTCAGCTCTACTTCCTGCTGGTAGTTCTGAAGGTCTGCCAGCATCGACAGATTTTGCCTTGTCAGTTCGCTGTTTCCAGCCGTCGGGAAGAAGTTTACATTGCTCAGGTCGTAGTTGTCCGGGTTTGCAGCGTATTCCAGCTTTGCCTTTTCCGCATCTGCTCCCCGGATAAACCGGATTGCCTTCTGAGTATTTTCGTTTGCAAGAACAGACTTGGCACCAGCAATCACTTTCCCGATTCCGGTGTTCAGCAGCTGTTGGGCTTTGCCCTGGTCATCCGACACGGTAGGTGTCGGCATTGCCGCCAGAGTTTCCAGCCCATCTACTGCATAGTTGGCGATCTCCGTGATACGGCTGAACGCCACACCAGCGTCGGACCCCAGTACCAATGCCGCTGCAACAGGCTGAACCATAGTGTCAAAACTTTGAGCCACCTGGTTGTAATACTGCTGGCGACGTGCTCTGTTGAAGTCGATCAGGTTAGAATCTTCTTCTGTAAAACCACCGTCCGCGAACATCTTCGGTTTTCTGCCGGGCAACCCCAGCAGATCACCCAGACCAACGCCCAGCAGCTTACCAGCGGTCAGCCAGGTATCAATGTTCTTTTCACGAACGCCGCGCCGGAAGCTGATAACGGCTTCCGGGCCAGCCTCACCAGCAATAGACGGTCCCTGCGTCATGCCGCCGTTGGCAAATGCCGGGACAGACACGGGTGACAGGTTGAATCCGAACGACTTACCGCCGATCACCGGAACCGGAATGCCGAACAGTGTTTCCGGTATTGTGAGCTGAATTTTGTTCAGCGCCCCAATGATGAAGTTGACCGCTTTCACGCCGATGGTTGCAACCTGCTTCAGGAAGCCGATGATGCCCAGAATCACAGGCTCTACCACAGGAAGCACCTTACCCACCAGATCCACCGCCACCTTGATGGCGTTGACCAGTGTGGTGCCTACCAGGCTTACCACCGTAGACAGCAGCGGCATGACCGCCGGAATGCCTTCATTCGCGATAAAGCCGAAGATCTCAGTCAGCACCGGCTTGATGTGGTTTACTCCCAGATCTACAATCTGAGAGAACACACCGGCGAACGATTCAATCAACGGCATAACCGTCTGGATGGCAGGGGTCATAGCTCCGAACACGTCACCCAGATTTAGCCCTCCGATACTGAAGCCGGATAGCTTTTCCTGGATGCTCTGCAAGCCCTCCGGGGTGGTGAGCTGCCCGAACACTTGCTTTACAGTGTCGCCGACACCGGCTATCTTTCCGGTAAATTTGTCAAAGACGGCAAGCCCGCCCTCGCCAAATACCATTCCGACGATGTTGCGGATGTCCTCGAAGTGATCTCCCAACAACGAGACTGCCGCAACGATTGTACCGATTCCGGTAATAACTGGGCCGAATGTGCCAAGCAGTGCCATGAATCCGCTGCCCAGTTTTGCGGCCACTGGGCCTACCGTCGTACCCAGTACGTTCAGCCCTGCGCCGCCGACATTCAAAGCTCCCTTCACCGTGCTCAAAGCGCCGCCGCCGATTTTGGATGCTGCACCCGCCACCTTGCTGCCGACACCGAGGACGGTAGAACCCACTTTGGACTGGCTGACGGTCTGCCATGCATTGGACAGCCCATTTCCAATGACCGTCTTTCCTGCACCGAGGAAATTTTTCATTCCACCGGCCATACCTCCAAGGTCAAGACCGTTCGGTCCTGCAATGCCGGAAAGAATCTGTCCCGCAACACCGCCGGTCTTGGCGATAAATCGTCCAACCGGATTGCCGCTTCCGAACCCCACCAGAGCATTTTTCAGGCCGCCCAGCGATTGCCCGACATTGGAAACATACCTACCGGAGCCGGAGTTTTTCAGCACGCCCAGCAGGCCACCGTTCGTGCTAGCTTCCAGCACATCATTTACAAAACCGGTGTTTCCTTTCTTGGTTCCGCTTCGCAGGCCCTTGAAATTTTTCAGTGTTGCCCAGATGCCGACACCAGCGCCGTCCAACGTCTGCCCAATTTTTCCAAGGCGCGTTGTGGGCTGCTGCGCTCCGGCACCGGCCATCTGAACGCCGTACTTTGCATTTTCAGCAAACATTCCGGCATTCGATTTTACAAAGGATGCGCCACCAACTGCCCGTTGGATCAGGCTTGTGGGTGTCAGTGCGCCCATCAGATTTCGGACAGTGATGCCTCCGAATGTTCCGCCTGGGGCACCGCTCGGTTTTCCGCCGATTGCAATGTTCCCGATGGTGTTCAGCAGCGAGGATCCTGTGCTATAAGCCGTCGGTGCAAAGCTCATAGCTCCGAACGCCGCGACTATGGCAGCAATGGCCCCTGCCACTTCCGGCCCATGCTCTGCAGTGTAGTCGATGCCCTTCTGGATCCACGGCAATGCCGCCTGCGCCGCATTGCCAATTCCAAGCAGCGCGGAGTGCAACATCGGCAGAATGCCATTGACGATGTTGGACAGATCTGGCAAGCTCTCGGTGATACCGTTTGCTATGTCGATCCACATGGATGTCAGTTCTTTCTTTGCCGGAAGGAACTGATTGCCCACATTGATAAGCAGTCGGTCTGTCGCATTACTTGCCATCTGGCTTACCGCTTCGCTGGTGTCCAGACGAACAAGCAATTCTTTCTCCATGCTGCCGCTGTATGCGCTGGTATCACCAGCCATAAGCAAGGCATTCTGGAACGCAGGCAAGTTGCCCACAATTTTTGAAACGCCCTCAATGGCCCACTGTCCAAACAGTGTCTTGATGGTCGCAGTCTGCTGGTACTTGTCCTGTTTCGAGATCGCCTCAAAGACTTTGTACAGAGTGCTTGCTGCACCATCTTCTCCGTTCGGCCCGGTGGACTGCATATCCTTTGCAATCTGCACAGGATCAAAACCGAGTTTGTTCCATGCGCCCACCTGCGCATCCGTTGCACTGTTGCCAAGGGTGATGTTTGTAAACACACGGTTCAGGCTTGTTCCAGCCTTTCCCTCATTAACGCCCATAGCCAGCATGGTGGCTGCCAGCGCAGAGGTCGTGTGCAGGTCAACGCCGGCTGTCTGGCCGACACCGCCGGACGTATTCACCACGCTGGCGATTTCCGCCGCCGTGGTAGCCATGTGGCCGCCCAGATAGTTGATGGAATCTGCAATGTCGATAATCTGGTTGTGGGTCTTACCAAAAGCGGTTTCCCACTTTGCCATATAATCGGCCGCAGACTTTGCATCAATGTCCCACGCGGCAGCTAGCCGGGCCGTATCGTACAGGTAGCTTTTTTCTCCGGTTTGCTGGTTATCCAGAAAGATTTGCTCATAGCTCTTACCGGACTGTCCCAGCGATGCGGCGATCTGCGCCATCTCGTCCCGTTTGATTGGGACCTGCGTGGTCATCTTGAGGATCGCGTCCTCCATGGTGGCACGCTTTTCCGGGTCAATGCTGCCGTCATCGTTCATGATGCCGCCAACATACTTGACTGCATCTGCCGCCTGGGCTTGGTATTCCTCTGCCATGGAGGTTGTCTTTTTAATCATGACAGCGGACGCAGTTGTCAGCGTCGCCATGATTCCAAGCCCAGTCTTTCCGATTACGCCCAGAGTGTTTGCTACCGTGCTGCCCAGCGACTTTGTTCCCGTCAGTGCGCTCGCCAGATCACCGGTCAGCCCCTTCGTCTGCTTTATTGCAGTTACAAGGGACGGGTCCACCTTGCCCATGATGCGGATGCTGAGGTCTAGTGCTCCATTTCCCGCCATACGTCTGCCACCTCGTTACACAGATCCACCAGCTCCCGCCGGGGCAGGTGCAGTAGATCCGTCATGTTGGAATGCGTGGCAATGGATAGCTGGATAGCTGCTTTCCGAAGTCCTTTTGCCCCGCCTTTTACTCGAAAAAATCAGAGTTTACGGCATCGCGCAGCTTGACCGCCTCGCACAGCGGCAGACCGGCAAAGAAGTCCACCGGGTAGCCGGTGCCCATGCTGGCAATGATGCAGCAGTACAGGTAGTTGCGATGCGTATTCACCGGTGCAAATCCGCCCGCAGCCATACGGTTTTCTGCCATGGATTCGCTCATAGTGTTCAGTTCGCCCACGCCGGACAGGTCGATGCTGTCAAAGGTCTTACCCTTCAGCTCAGCCTTTTCGCTGCCCTCGTAGGTGTAGGGCGTTGCAAACTTCAGGGTGTGAGATTCCAGCTGTTTTTTCACTTCATCGGCGTTCTCGCTGTTGTCCATACCCTTGACGACCGCTGCCTGCACTTTCTTAATCTTGCCACGGGGCATGAGCTTGAAGAACTCCACAGGCTTACCGGTGGCCTTAACGGCCATTTCCTGTGCAAAAGAAGTGGTCATTTCCATCACGGACATGGCCGCCAGCTCGTTGCCGATGTTTTTCTGAATGTCGATCAAGTCCTGTACGGTCATCTTCTCCATGCCGGACAGATCCAGGCTGTCGTATTCCTTGCCCTCGAACTTATAGGGTTTATCGAACTTCACGATATTGTCCATTGCTGTTTCCTTTCCAAAAGACAATCAGCCGCCCCACGCCGGGACGGCTGACTTCTTCATGTATCGGGTTTAGATAAGAGCGTTGATCTCGGCACGCATATCCTCGCCATCGACATAGTAGCGGCCCGCAAACTTGTCGATGTCGATAACAGTAGTGCCGTCAACCTCCATCAGGTAACGGGTGACTTCCAGCGTGGTGGTGCTGCCCATGGTGTCGGCACGCTTCAGCTTGCCGGGATCCAGCTCCTTGGGACGGCCACCCAGGACGACGCGCAGGCCCTTGTAGGTGTAGCCGCCGTTCTTGTTGTCGTTCTGCATAGCAGCACGCAGGGTGATCTGGATGTTCTTGTTGGGGTTCATCATCTTGGTGGCGTAGCCGTACATGGTGTTCCAGTTCAGCGTTGCCTCCATGGATTCAAACTGACCGGGCACGGGAGAATCGACTTCGCCCGCAATGCCCATGCCGGACACGGAGGTGGTCTTGTTCTTGATCTTGGGCAGGGTGATTTCATCCGCCAGACCAATGAGCAGGTCATCTTCCGTGTACGCATTGTAGTCATTGATGACCTGGGGAACCAGGTCACTGGAAATATTCAGAGCCATAGGTCATTCCTCCTGCTTACAGAGACAGAGCCGAGGTCAGTGCGCCGGCCTCATACTCCATGGTGTTGTTGATCTGCTTAAAAGGCGGGAACGGCGTGCAGAACTGATAGAAGGAGTAGTGGCCTGCAACCAGTTCAGCGGTCGTGTTGCGGTCGGGGTCTGCCTTCATGCTGTAGCTGGCGCACACCTCGGTAGAGACATAGACACTGCCCTTCATGTTCTCGCTGTCGATGATGGACTGAAGGCGCTTCTTGTTCATGGGCTTATCCAGCTTGCTCATGTTGTCCAGAACAAAGCTGGTCCAGGAGTGGTTGAAGAAGCGGCGGACACAAAGGAAAGCGTCCTTCGGGTCGGTGTTTTTCGGATAGCAGCAGGTCTCATTGCCCCACACAACAAAGTCGCCGGAGCGGATGAAGGTCGCCACGCCCTGCTCATTCAGAACATTGCCCTGCTCCTGATCCATCAGGACTTCGGTGCCATCTTCCAGGCAGGCGGAGGAAATGGGTACGCTGACATTGGACGGGCTGGCATTGGGCGTGTCGTTGTACAGGCTGTCGTTGTAGACTGCCGCAGCAGCGGCCAGAGAGCTACCGCTGTAGATGGCGCTGCCGATCTTGCCGTACAGCCACAGGCCATATGCTTCACGAGAAGTTGCGCCCTGCTTGACCTTCTGGTTTGCCACGTCGGTGTACTTGCGTGCACCGGAAGCGGAACTGTCGATGTCAACAAAGCACACTGCATCGAAAACGCCATTGATCTTGCGGCACTTTGCCTGGAGCGCTGCGCACACCATGGGATCCTTGGAGAAGCGGGGTGCCAGCAGAATGCCGGGAACCATGCCCAGCTTGGGGAACACCTGTCTTACCACTTCCAGTCCGGTCTCTGCACCGGTGGCCGCATTCACGCCGCCCACGATGTCGGCAGCGGTGATTTTGGTCGGGTCAAGAATGGAGCCGGAAATGGTCAGAGCCGTTGCGCCGTCGCCTTTGCCGCCGTTGACCAGGGCGATGCTCACAGTGCCATCATCATTGAAGCTGGCCGAATAGTCCTCGTCCGCCGTGAGCACGGTCTGCTCCTTCTTCACGACCAGCTTTTTCAGCAGGATGCCGGTCTCGTCGATCTCTGCAATGCCGTCATTCACCTGAACGGTCTTGTTGGACAGTTCAGTGATGTGCTTTGCATTCGCAGGATCCAGGACGTTGACCACGACGATAGGGGAAATGCCCATCACCTGAAAACTGGCGCTCACCGCCTCACACAGGGTATACTTTGCAAAATCGTCGGAATAGCCCACTGCGGCGGCGGCTTCTTTGAAGGTATTCACCAGCAGCGGCGTGTTCACCGCCGCTTCCGGGTCATCCAGCATATTAACGGGGGCCGTACCCACAACGACCTGCAGGCCGGAGTTGACCGTTACCGGAGCGGTGACGCTGGTCGCTGCTTCGGTCTTGTTAAAGCCATGCGAAATAGCCATCTGTCATATCCTCCTTACTTCATCAGGGCAGCAGCCTTGTTGCAGAGAATATTTTCTCTGGTGCCGTCCTGTTCCAGTTTCACCCGCATTTCAGCGAGCTTGTCCAGCGGAACGATCAGTGCCTTCAGAAGCGGCACCTGTTCCACTTTTTCTTTCAGCTTGTCGGGCAGGCCATCCACGAATACGGTGTACTGCGGAGCGATGCCCTTGACAGTCGGGCCGCAGTAAGCCACAGTGCCCACGGCTTCCGCCGGGGTCTGGGCTTCCTGGGCTGCCGTGGTTTTCTTTTCGGTGCTCATATCAAAGCCTCCACTTCTTCATTTTTCAGGGTGTTGGGTGTTTCGCAGATCAGATTGACGATGCCCCAGTAGTAATAGTCCATGTCATCGTCCGACAATTCCCACTTGCGGGGATAGCCCACCTTGAACGCTTCGCCAAACACAGGCTTCCGTTTGAAGTGCTGCATGATGGCTTCGATGATGTTCACGGTTTCTTCGTACCCCTGCCGGTCGGTTCCACGGTCATAGCAGCAGATGATAAGCTGCAAAAGGACCAGCTGCGGATCCCTTTCGTTTGCCACCTCACCGCTGGTTTTCGATACGATGATGCACGGGAAGTGGGACGCATTGGTGTCCACGTCATCGTCATCATCGGTCGGTGTCGGAACGAACTGTTTGAAGATCTGCAAGGGCTTTTCACCCTCCTGCCCGTTGAACTTCATGTCCCGGAACAATTCTTCCAGTTCTTCAATCATGGCCTGCTGGCACATTTCGCTGGTATAGCCTGTGATTTTCCCGGCCATATCAGATCACACCCTTTCGTTTTGCATTGGCGATCAGCTGCTGGACGCGCCGTTCGGTGTTGTCCTGCAGCATCTGTTCTACGGTCGATTCCTGCATTTCCCACACGGTATGGTGCATTGCGGAACCGGACGGGCTGGACATAGTTACCAGCCTTTCATTCGGCTTCCAGCGCTTCTTCCCGTTTTCCGTGTAGTCTTTGTCAGCAGGCACGCCCAGTTGGCGCTGCACCATGCCGATGTGTTTTGACTTGAACTGCACCAGGAAGCCCTTGCTCTTCTCGCTGGTCCCGCCCAGACCGATCATCGGACTGCCTTTCAGAACGTGCGCCTGAAAAAACAGGCGGCGCGTTACGGACAGACGGACCCATGAAGGGTTTTGTGGGGCTGGTTCTGAAATAGCCCAGGTCTGCCCGGAACGCGCCGGGGTCGTTCTTCATGATGGCAAGGATAGCAGCAGGCCGCCGGTTGGTGGCTTTCTGCCGTTGGCGCAGATCTTCAATCATGCGCTTGCCCGCCGTGTTCAGGTCGTAGCGATTCTTTACCTCGGTCAGCAGCAGCTTGCGCGTCTGCCGGGCCGTAGTGTTCACCGCCACTTTCAGCGCTGCCGGGGTCTTATCCCCCAGTACGCCAAGGGCACGGGTCACTTCCGCATCATCAATGGAAATCGTCAGATTGGAAGCGTCATAGCTGGTCTTGAAATATGCCATTGCCTTACCCTCTGATTCTCTCAAGTTCCATGCGGTATACACCTGCTTTCAGGGAGCAGGACTTGATTTTGTAGTTCCGTTTCTTGTCCAGCGTAATGAGTTTGCCGTTCTGCGGCATAGGGCCATAATCTTTCTGCTTCACATAAAGCAGCAGATCTGCCTTGTACATACCCTGGTCAAAGGACTGCTTTGCGCCGCCCTCCCAGTGTGCTGCACGTTCGGTCACGCCAGGATGCTGTGTGATGCAGGGCATCAAGCCCTTGTCATCTATGTATCGCTCCTCGGCAAACTCATTCAGGTTAAAGAACACGGTCTGCACATCCTGTGCCACGCAGTCCTTGAACGTAGGGAGCGGCTTCGGAGTTTCCGGTTCGCCGTAGTTCTGGTCAACGTCCAGCATGGTGTGTCCCTCCGTATCAGCAAACGGTGGCAACCAGCCAGCTGTCCACCTTATCAGGGATCAGAAGCGGGTGGGTCTGCAGTTCCAGGAAGTGGCGGTCAGGACGATGCTCCACATAGTCACGCAGCAGACGTGCAGTTTCGGCGGTATGCCATTTCTTATCATCATCCAGATAAGTGCACAGGCCGTAAGCACGCATGAAGTTTGCGGTGCTGGGAATCATCACCACCATGTTGTCCGGAATCAGGGGCTTGGTGGTGTTGTCGGTGTCATCCAGATACACCTCGTCATAGCCGTAGATGTCCACGCCGGGCAGGTTCAGGTGGCCGTAGTAGGTCAGGCCGCCTTCCAGTTCCTTGGGTGCCATAGCGCCGATGTCGAAGCGGCGCTTATCCATCAGGTCCAGAATTTTGCTGTCTGCCATGAAGAGGTTTGCGGCCTGCTTGCCCATGATGACCATATCCGTGTTGGCAAAGCCGTTGCGGCTTACCCGCTGCTTCCAGTCGCACAGGTTGCCCCAGGGGTCCGCAGCGGACTTGCCCCACTGCTTCGTGTTTTCCAGGTTGATCTTATTGGTAAAACCAAAGTCGATGACTTCATCCACTCCCTTGCCTTTCACTTTCAGCTGACCAGTGGTAAGCACCTGGGCTGCCATCCACTCTTCGCGGCGGGTGGTCATATCGTTCAGCTTGTTATATTCATCCGTCAGCTTTTCAGCTGCCCGCTCTTCCGGCTTCTTACCGGAATAAATGTCCTCACCGGGCAGGCGCCGCAGGAAAAGATCTGCTGTGGTGATGATGGCCGGGTTGATAAGGGGCGGTGCATAGGACTTGGTTTCGTAGCCCTCGCTCTGCACGATCTCGCCGCCGACCATCGGATGAACGAAGGCTGCCATCTTGCGGTTGCCCTTGACAATATCAATGTCAACGCGCTCGGTGGAGAACGTTTTCACCTTGGAGAAGAAGTGGTCACGCAGGAAAGTGCGGATCGGGGGCGCAGTGCGCACAGCCTCGGCCAGATACCGCGGCTCGTAAATGTTGATCTCGTTTGCCATTTTTTTGTTTCCTCCTATCACTTCAGGAAAATGCCCAGGTTGCGCAGAGGAACCTCCACGTCATCCACGGTCACATTGTTGGGCAGCGCCAGACCAGCAGCGAAGAACTCACCGGTCAGATAAACCGGAACTTCCTTGTCTTCGTCTGCGCTGTCAGCCGTGATGCCATACAGGCCGGTCAGAACTGCCGCGCCGGCGCTGGCCGGGGCCGCAATGGGTTTCACCTTACCGTCAGCGATCAGCACAGGGGTATGAGCTGCCACAGCAGCGCTTGCAGTCTTGGTTGCCTTGGCAATGCCAATGTCCGTACCGGCGATGAAATACTCCGGCTTGGTGCTGAAATCTTTTCTTGTAAGATCCATGCTCATGGTTTTTCCTCCTTACTTCACGCCGTTTGCCTTACGGATCGCGGCCAGGAAAACGTTTGCTTCCGCGTCCTTCGGATCCGGGTTTGCGGGCGGCGGGTTGGTGATGCCGTTCGCGCCAGAATCCTGGGCGTTCTTCTTCACCTTGTCCAGGTAGTCCTGGCTCTGCTTCTGCTGCTTTGCTTTCATGCTGGCGATCATAGCTTTTGCAAAGGATGCAGAATCAACGGGCTTCGTAAACTTTGCCTCGTTGGCCTGATCCTCTGCGCCGGGCATGGTCGCATCCTCGATCTCCTTGATGCGGGTGCGCTCGGCAGTGATAGCTTCGTCCTCGATCTTAGCTACCAGATCCGGGCACGCCTTGCGGAGATCATCCACGGTCTTAATGTCCTTAATATCCATGTCTGTTACCTCCCCATGGGTTTTGTTTTCCGGCTGTTCCGCCGGGCGTTTATTTTCAGGCAGGGTCGTGGTCTTATCCACCACCCGGCTCCTGACAAAGTTGGGTGCCTGATTGAACGGGGTGTTCATGCTGATGCTGTTGACGAACAGGATACCGTTTCGGTTCTCCACTACGGAATCTTCTGCATCATCGTCCACCTCGTCCACAAAGCCTTTTTCCTTGGCTTCTGCGGGGGTCCACCAGCTGGTTTCATCCATCCACTTTGCACACTCTTCCTCGGTCTTGCCGGACTTCTTGGCGTACAGAGTGATGATGTTACTGCGGATGGCTTCCAGTGCTTTCAGGCAGTTGTTGAGATCGTCTGCGGTCAGGTAGTCACAGATGCCCATGCTGACCGGGTGGATCATGTAACTGCCATCTGCCGCCGCTACCACCTTGTCTGCATGGCAGGCAACGATGGTGGCAGCGCTGGCGCACAGACCGTCAATGTGGGCGGTCACGGTGGCTGCGTTGCGTTCCAGCATATTACCAATGGCCTGGGCTGCAAAAACGTCACCGCCGCCGGAGTTGATGTACACGGTGATCTCCTTTACATCGCCCAAGGCGGCAAGGTCATCCGCAAACCGTTTCGGTGTCGCGGCATCCTCCCACCAGCTGCGCTCGGAAATATCGCCGTAAAGCAGAAGTTCCGCCTTCTGGTCATCATCGGCCAGATTGCGGAACTGCCAGAACTTATCATTCTTTGTTTTCGGGTTTGCCTGCGGATTGAGCTTGCTCATAAAGTCCTACCTCCTTCATTTTTTCCATTTCGCTCTTGCGCTGCCGCATATTGGCCCGCCAGCTGCCGCCGGTCATCTGGGCGGTTTCCTGTTCCGCTGTACTGATTCCCTCTTTGATGCGGAGTTGGGCTGCCTCGATTTCTTTCTTGGCATCCAGATTGGTGCGGGCTGGGCCATTCCATGTGCAGGTCGTGTAGGCTTTCGCCATAGCTGGGTCATCAAAGAAACCCGGTGCATTGATGCGCCCACGGGCCACCGCTTCGGCAAACCACTTCTCGTAGGCCGGCTGGCAGAAGTCCGCTGCAAAACTGTCCCGCAGCACTCCGCAGGTGCGCCAGAACTCGTTCAGAGCGCCGCGGCTCGCGGAGTAGTTTGAACTGAATTTCTTGTAAAGCACCTCTCTGGGGATCTCCACGCCGGTTGCCACCTGGTCGGACATGGCCGACATGAACCCGTCAAAAGTCGTGGTCGGGTGCTTCGGGTCAAACACATCCGTACTTTCCCCTGGTGCAAGGTCAAACACGGCAGACGGTGCCAGGTCAATGCTCAGTTCATCCGGCTTGGTTTTCGGATCCTCCGCCTTGTCTGCTGGTTCCTCACCAAACGGCGCTTGATCGGTCGGATCATCGTGCTTGATAAACAGCGTGACGGAGGACGCCACAATGGCCGCGGCCAGTTCGGCTTCCGTGTATCTGCCCATCTGTTTCAGGGTAGGCAGCACCGGTGCCAGCAGCGGCACACCGCGCCGCTGTCCAGCGCGTTCCCGCTGGGTAACGCACAGGATGTTCGGCTCTCCTGTTTCTGGGTCACGGGCTTCTACCCGCGTCCAGGTCAAGGGCACCGTGCTGTCGTAAGCCAGCGGATGCCGGCTTGTTACCCAGTAAGCCACCACGGCACCGTCCTTGTCCGTTTCCACGCCCTGCACGATCTGATACACGCTATGTCCATCCACCTTACAGGGGTACATTCTGTCCATGCGGTCAGGACTGCAAATCAGGTCGGCTTCAATCAGGCGCAGCCGCAGGGCATACGGCCAGTGCGGGCGTTCATCGAACTGCACCGCCGCAAACACATCACCATTCATCAGGAAGCTGGTGAATGCCAGCGTCTGCAGCCGCCAGAAGTTATCCATGCCGGAAGCATCGCAAAGGGTGCTGTCTGCCCACAGTTCAAACTCGCGGGAGATCTGCGCCTGCAGCTGGTCGGCCTGTTCCTCGGTCAGATGCAGATAGTCTGCATCCACCTGTGGGGTCGGCACAAGGCCGCTGCCCACCACGTTGGTGCGCAGGGTCTTGATGGCACCGGTAGCCATTGGGATGCCCATGTAAGCATCCCGGCTCCGCTTGCGCAGGGTTTCGATATTATCTTCGATGTCCTCTTTTGCGCTGCCGCCGCCAACGTGCCAGCTGCGCATAGCGCGGGAGATACGGCTTGCACCGTAGTTACCGTAGCCGGTGCCATTGTTCATGATGGACAGTGCAGAGCGTGCCACAGCGCGGCGATACCCTTTTTCAGGGTCGATTGCCGCAATGGCTTTATCCAGAATATTTGCCATGTTCTTCACCATCCTTACACGTCATGCGGGGAGAAGTGATAGATTCGGTTTCTGCCCCGTCCGCGCTCTGCCGCTTCGGCCTCGGCCACTTTCTTTTCCCAGAAGATGATGCTCTCCCGGATCTGTTTCAGGCTGGCGCGGGTCAGCATCATCTGCTCGATCTGGTAGCTTTGCCCTGTCGATACAGCAGCCTCGGCTTCCAGCCACATATCAAGGTGCCGCCGTGCGGTTTCTTTTGAGATAATCGGCATTTAGATACCTCCCGATCTTCTTCTGCGGTACTGGCGTGGTGCAGCCTGGCGTGGCGCTTCCTCACCGGGGATTTCCAGGCCGGGGGGATTACTGATCTCCAATGCCGCCGTGGCGTAGTTCCGCACGTCAAATGCTTCATTACGTTTCTGTGCCGGGTCTTTCAGTTCCCACCGCTCCACCTTTCGGCCAGACTTCCAGCGCGTGACCTTGTGCTCCGCAGTAAGCATCTTGAAATAGTTTTCGTTGTAGCCCGCATCCTCGGCCGCCGGAAAATGGCAGTAGTTCGGGCCTTTGATAAGCACTTTCAACCGGGCAAGGACGTGGTTTTTGCCGGTGTCAACGCCCAGCGTGAACAGTTCGCCGCCTACGCGGTTGTTCTTTGTGGGGTTGCGCAGGTAAGGCACATCCATACCGCCACGGCCTTTGATGGGCCAGATGTGACGCTCTTCCCGTTCTTTGCAGAAACGAATGACCTGATCTGGGAAATGGCCGCCACTGTCCATGCAGACGCACCGCAGGGACAGTTCCGTGCCATCTTTCTTTTTCCAGGTCTTTGATAAGAACTCGTCCAGATCCGCCCAGACCTGCCCGCGCTTCAGATCGCCGTAAATACGCTGATACCGGATGCCCCAGCTTTCCTTGCCGATGCCCCAGCCCACCACTTCGACCTCGAAACGGTTGTCTTGGGTATCGACACCGGCTGTCAGGTACACCACGCCATCCGGCACTTCGGCCTCGTAGAACTCGCGGCGGTCCATCAGGTTGTTGGCTTCCACCGTTTCGCCCGGTTCCTCCCAGGGCAAGCCAAGGTCGGTGTTCACAAAGACCTGCATCTTCTCGTAGTCGCCGCGCTTTGCGTCCAGATCGGCAGCTATGAAGTCCTCCACGATCTTGTCCCAACCGCACAGGGTCGAGCCTATCTTGTTCATGTGGAAGCCCCGCACCGCCCGTTCCGGGTGCTCTGCGTGCCACTTGCCTTTCAGGCTGTTCTTCTTCCAGCGGTATTCGTTGTCAAGGCAGCCGCACTCGGCGCAGCGGTATTGCACGCCGCCTTCCGGCCACTTGTCTTTATCGAATACCATGTTGTCCCAAACAAAGGGCTGATAAAAGCCGCAGTTCGGGCAAGGCACCGTCCATTCCTCTTGGGTGGATGCGTTGAACTCGTCCAAAATGCGGCTGTTGTTTTTGTCGGTGGGGGTCGATACCAGCACCGTCTTGTAATCCCAGTAGGTCGTTTGACGCTGCTCGGCCAGCATGACCGGGTCGCCTTCTTTGCCGGCGCTGGCTTTGTAAGCGTCCACCTCGTCCGCCAGCAGCACCTTGATGGGGCGGCCGCGCAGATCGGTCGGGGCGTTTGCGCCAACGATGGTCAGTTGACCACCGGCGAAGTTCTTTTTCATGATCGTGTTGCCGGAGTAGCGGCTCTTGTTATCCACAAGGCCCCGAAGCACCGGAGTGTCCCGGATCATGGTAGCCAGACGGTCTTTGCTGAAGCTCTCGCCCAGGTTCACCGTAGGCTGCACGATCATGATAGGGGCCGGGTAGTAGCTCATGTAGTACCCGATGGTATTCAGGATCAGGCCGTCGGTCTTGCCGGACTGGGCGCACATCATGGCTACCACCTTGCGGATATGGACATCCCCGATGGCATCCATGATCTCCCGCTGGAAAGGTGCATTGTCCGTATTCCAACGGCCTTGTGCTGCGGATGCTTCCGCCGACAAGCGGCGGTAGTTATCTGCCCACTGACTAAGGGTCAGGTTCGGGGGCGGCTTCAGCGCACCCAGTGCCCGGCTGAACATCTGTGCAGTCTGCGGTTCCAGGTGGATCATTGCCATTGTTGCCGCCGCCTTTCATGACACAGCTGCCGAACGGGCAGAACTGCTGGATCTCATTCAGCCGGGTGCCCCAGACACAGCCCCGGCATTTATTCTTCCTGCTCATCTTCGGGTTCCTCCCCCGCTGGTGCTGCCAGCGCAATTTCGGGGTCACTCAATTCCACAAGTGCTTCCTGCACTGCTTTTTGCAGAATGTCGTGGGCTTCCGCCGGGTCGGTCAGCTGGGCCATAGTATTTGCATACTTTGTCGGGATGGTTTCCAGCCGGTTCTTGAAATTTGCAAAGATGGTTTTCAGGGCGCGTTCCACGTCCTCGGTGCGGTGCAGGTCGCCTTGGGCTTCCTCCATCCGCATTTTCTCGATCTTGCCGCGGGTTTCCTCCCGCTCGGCACGGGCAGCAACAAGGCGGGCTTGGTCGTCTTTGTTGCCGATCTTGAAGTTCAGGTATTGCCGGACGCAGACTTTCATGTCAAAGACACCGGGCCGGACTTCGGACAACACGCCCTGATCCCGCAGGTTCCGCACCTGACGGTCGGTGATTCCCAGCCATTCACCGACAGCCTTACTCGTGTACAGCATCTTTGTCACCGTCCCCCGGTTCTCCGATCTCTCCGGTCGCCCGGATGCGCAGCAGTTCAATCCGCTGCTGTTCGGTTTCCAGGTGCAGCTTGTCCATTTCGTTTTTCTGCATCTGGGCCGCCGCAGACAGGATGCGGCCATGAATTTTGTTCAAGGCTTCCTGCAACTGCAAGATGCGCTGTGCCGGGGTCTCCTTCTGATACATACCGATCTGCTGGTTTGCGCCGTCCCGCTTCCGCTTGCCGCGACCGCCGGGCACTCGCATATCCATGACGCTGGATGTAATCATCTGGTCGGGCGGTAAAGCCTGATACTCTTTGATCTTGTCCAGAATGTACTTTTCCCGGAGCAGCAGCACGCCAATCTCGTGGGAAGTTAGCTCGGTGCTGTTCCGGGGCGCATTCTCTACGATCTGTTTTTCTTCCGGGGTGAGCTTGTCAAAAAAGATGGTCGCATAGGCTCCATCCTTCATTGCATTCTCATTCCCGACAGGTGCCCCGCCGCCGGGGTTGCCCACGGCGTTTTTGTTTCCCGGCTGTCCGCCGGGCTTCCGGGGTGCGGGCGGGTCCCACCCGTCCTTTGCCTTCCAGCGGCGGACCGTATCATATTTAAGATGGAGATCGTCCGCCAGCTGCCGAAGATTCACTTCTCCGTCTTTCTCCATCCGGGCAATGTACTCAGCGCGGGCGGCATCGCGCTCATCGCTTCGCCTTGCCATTTGGTTTTCCTCCAATAAAAAATGCCCCGTCTGGCAAATCATCCAGGCAGAGCATTCAGTTTCGCCGCCGGTCCTGCGGCATTTCTTCGGGTCGCTTACAACTTGTAAGCAACAGTGTATGAAAAAGGCCCCTCGGTTCGCTGCCGTGGGGCCTCTCTCCATAATTCCACTGTACTAAGTATAGCACCAAAACCGTCTTATAACGTCTTATCTTTTGCCGGTTGGGGCTTTCAAATGTAAACACTTTATGACATAGCCACCATTTTGCCAGCCCCGGCAAGATGGTCTATCCCGATTTTGTTGACCTCAACAAGATCACACCGGAATGATTTGTTGGCACCGGCAAAACGTGAGTTGCTTACAAATTGTAAGCATCCACCATCCCGGTGACATTACCGCCATGTTCGCCCCAGACTTACATTTTTTGACCCGTGCCCCCTTTTCGTGGGTCAAAAACGCGGAAGCCCTTCAAAAAATTATGCACCTAGAAATATTTTGGGGCTTCGGAACCCGCACCGCGCCCGCCGGCGGGGGCAGTACCTTTCCGGCGGCGGGGCCGGACGGGGCGACGGCAGGCCGGGCCGGTGCCGGGGTGCCGGTTGGCGGTGCCCAGGGCAGCGGAAGGGCGGCAGAGCGGAGAAGGAAGGGGGCAGGGGGTTAGATAAGGCGGCTATAGCCTAGCTATTGGCTATACTGCAAAGGCCATATGCCGGTCAGGTAAAGAATCTGACCCCTCCGGCGGCGGGCTGCGGTGGGTGGTTTTTGGCTGTTGGCGGGGTGATCTGCTGCGGCAGGTGGGCGGCAGGGCTGGCGGGGTGCGGTGTCGGTAGGTGCTGGCGGTGGGCTGCTGGCTGCTGTGAGGTCTGGCAGGGTGTGCAGGCTGTGCAGCTTGTGGGCTGCGGGGTCATCGGTGCGGCGCTGGCGGTGCTGTTGGTGTCGGTCTGCTTCTGGCTGGCGGTGCAGGTGGGCGGGGTGATCTGCTGCGGCGGCAGGGTGCCGGCGGGGTCATCGACCGGGCCGGGCCGTCACTGATCCGCACCGATCCGGCAGGCGATCCGGTGCAGCGGGCAGGCAGCAGGGCCAGCGGCGGGAAGATGGGCAAAAGAAAAAGGCCAGGGCAGACGGCGCGGCGTGCGCTGCTGCTCTGGCCTTTGGTCTGCACTTGCGGCAATGGTTCCGGCGGGGTGCGTCCCGGTGCATATCGTGGGCGGCGGGGTCTGCTCCCCGTTCCGGTGCCGGGCTGCTGGCGCTGGCACTGATTCGGGCGCAACGGTTCCCGCTGTCAGCGTTCCAGCGTCACGGCTGGCGCTGGCGGTGCTCCATCCGGTGCGTTTTTGCCGTTTGCCGGAGGGGTCAGATTCTCCACCTAACGGGAGTGAGAAGCAGGTGTAGGGCTTTAACCTAGCAGGCTAGAACTCTCCCCCAGTAACCCCCTATAGTCCCCCTTCTTCCCCGGATTCCGCCGGGTCGATCTCTAACGGCTGCCCTTCCTGCTCCATCCTGGCGCGGACAGCTTGCAATATATAACCCTGCAGGCTCTGCCCGCTGGCAGCGGCAGCGGCCTTTATTGCATTTGCTTCCGGGGTCAACGGTTTCAGGTTGATTTGTGTGCATTTTGCGTTGTATTTGTCGTTATTCAGTCTTTTTCTTGCTGATACAGCCATGATATTACCCCTGTTTATTTTTATATATAAAATATAGCATTTTCGCCGAACCCTGTACAGTGTCAATTTGCACAAAGACACGGTATAGGGTTTTGTGCAAAACGCAGAAAGCACGGTACAGGGCTTGACAAGAAACCCTGTACCGTGCTAGAGTAAGGCCACAGCAAGCGACACGGTACAGGGTTGCAAGATGAATTTTCCACAACGCATCTTGTAAGCCAGTTTACCACCGAAAGGCGGTAAAGTCAAGCGGATGCCCTGGCAGGGCCGCACCGCTCAAACAAAGCGGCCCCGCCCCACTACCCCGGCAGCCCGCCGGGGTGAAACTGAAAAGCAAAGGAGCAAAGAACATGACACTTGCAAAGAAGATCACCACCGCCGCCGCACTAGCGGCCGCACTGCTGGCAGGCACCGCACCAAAGGCCGCGGCACAATGCCCCTACACCGTCGGCCCCCTGGGCCGCTACATCGCCCCGGCCATTGTGCAGGGCATGACCGCCACCGATGACGGCGCGGTTGAAGTCTGGTGCACCGACGCGCTGGACGGTGACGACTGGTATTTTCTGGTGGATGCAGAAACCGATCTGCGAATTTATGACCGCGTTGACCTGGTGGTTGATGCGAACGGCACCCCGGAAGATTTCAGCGATGACAAAGTGATTGACGCGCTTTACTGCCACGGCTGCACCGAAGATTGAAAGGAGCCTGCACCATGATGACACTTGAACAGATCCGCGAACGGAACCGCAAGGAGAACGCCGCAGCCCGCCGCCTTCAGGCCGCCGGGTATCGGCTGGAAGGATGGGACCCCCGCACCGGGCAGCGGATCGCCGCCCAGATCACCGGCGAGAACACCAACGACGAACGCCGCACGTTCTACAGCTTTCCCACCTGGCAGGATGCCGCGGCCGCGCTTCTGGGCTGAATGCCCACCGGATGCCCTGGCAGAGCCGCACCGGACAAAGCGGCCCCGCCCCACTACCCCGGCAGCCGCCGGGAGATCATCCGAACATCAACCGCAACGAACAAAGGAGAACGAACCATGAAAGGCATGACCAACAACCAGATCATCATGAACGAAGCCGCGAAGCTGGACCCCGCCGCCCTGCACGCCATCGCCACCGCGCACCACACCCCGGAGCAGATCGCCGCAATGGCTGCAAACGCAGTCACCACCGACGAGAACGGCGACGAACAGCCCGCCACCATCGCAGACGTTGAAATCATCCTTGCAGCGGCAGAGCTGCACACCTTCGATCACTGGAAGAAAGAAGGCAAGAGCGTCAAGAAGGGCGAAACGCATTTGATTGAATGCTACCTGTGGAAGTACACCACCCGCCCCAGCAAGGCCCAGCGGGAAGCCGCTGAAGCCGAAGGCAAGGAAGCAGCCCCCGCGCCGCATTTCTACCCCACGAAATCGCACCTGTTCAGCTGCTTGCAGGTACACGACGCAAAGCAGGCCCCCGCCGGCCGCTTCGGATCTGTCGCCGCCATCATGGAGTATAACAAAAAGCTGGCCGCAGAACGCAAGGCCGCAAAGGCAGCAGCAGAGCAGGCCGCCAGCACCCCGGCCCCCATCATCACCGAAGAACACCACGAATTGCCGGAGCTTTTGCACGTCGATCCGCTGCCCACGAAAAAGGCCAGCAAGCCCGCCGCCACGAAAAAGCCCGCCCCGGATGTGCTCCGCAAGGCAGAGCGGGAAGCAAAGGCCGCTTTCCTTGCTGTTCCCGAAACAGACCGCAAGGGTCAGGCCGCCGCGCTGGATGCCTGGCGCAAGACCCGGAAGGCCGTAGAGGACGCAAAGCAGGCCCCCGCCGCCGTAGCCGCGCCGGATGAAGCACCCGTGAAACAGCTGGACTTTGAAAGCATCGCCGCCGGGCTGCTGGCATGACCCACCACCACGAAACCGGATATTTTGGCAGGGCTGCACCGGGCAAAGCAACCCCGCCCCACTACCCCGGCAGCGCACCGGGCACGAAAAACAGAACGAAAACGAAAAGGAGTTTTTGCAATATGAAAAGAGCAACCAGCACCCCCGCCGGGCTGAACGTGAAGAAGATCACCGCCTATCTGAAAGGGCAGGCAAAAAGCCGCAACGCCGTTCGGATCACCTGCCAGAGCGGCAGCGTGTACATCATCACCGGCTATGCAGCGTTCAAGCTGCCTGCCATCCTTTACCGGGATGTTATCCAGCCCGTGACCATGCAGGACGCACCCGCCGACGGCGTGACCATCGTTTCCAGTGATGCCGGGTTTGTGGTCAACGATCCGCACCAGCTGACCGCCGCGCAGATGTTCCAGAAGTTCAGCGCCTGCAAAGAAGAAGTCAAACGCACTTCAATCTTGCAGGAAGTCGAAGCAAAGGGCAAAGTCTGGGGCACGTTCCGAATGTTCCGCAACGGATCCCGGCCCATCATGATAAATTCGGAGTATGACGCTTTTGTGGATCATCACGAATTTGTTTACCACAGCAGCAACAGCCCGTTTGCGCCCATCCTGGCAACGGACACCGTAGACCCGAAGAAGGCCGCCGTTTCCGTGCTCATTGCCCCGATGAAGGCGAACGACGAAATACAGCAGGTATGCAACCGCCTGTTTGCATGATACGAAAGGAGAACGAAATCATGAAGAAGTTTGACAACATCTTTGAGCAGGCCCGCGAGATCATCCGTCAGCAGTGGACACTGCAAGACCTGCGCCGGGAAGCCCAGTGCACCGGCAGGCCCGAAGCGGTCCGCCAGCAGATCGCCGCCGCCCGGCTCCGCCTCATCTGCGCCCGCCGCGGCTACCAGCTCAACGCCTGACACGAAACCGGATGCCCTGGCAGGGCCGCACCGGACAAAGCGGCCCCACCCCACCGCCCAGCATTCCGCCGGGCATATCACGAAACACGAAAAGAGGTTTACACCATGACCACCCCCAACGATGCCCTGGACTTCTACCCCACGCCGGACAGTCTGGCCTTTGATATGGTCTTTTCCCTGCGGGAAGTAAAATCCGGGTTCACCACCTACCCGAAACCCATCCTTGAACCGTCCGCCGGTGATGGAGCGCTTGCGCGTCAGGTCCACGATTTGGCGTTCAACGTCCACCACGACTATAAAACCGGCGAGGTTGACCGCTACGACAAGGAAAAGGCACGAAGCGCAGAGCTTGACTGCATCGAGCTTTCCAGCGACTTCCGCGCCGTGCTGAAGAAAGACGGTTTTCGGGTGGTGCATGATAACTTTCTGACCTTCCGCCCCACCACGAAATACGCCGCAATCGTCATGAACCCGCCTTTTTCGGCTGGCGCTGCGCACCTGCTCAAGGCGCTGGACATCATGAAGGACGGCGGCAAGGTGCGGTGCCTGCTGAACGCCGAAACCCTGCGCAACCCCTGCACCAACGAACGGAAAGAGCTGGCCGCAAAGCTGGAAGAGCTGCACGCCACGGTAAAATATATCCCGGATGCGTTCAAGAACGCCCGCCGCGCCGCCCGCGTGGAGGTGGCGCTTGTGTCGGTGGACATTCCCGACCGGGAGCCGGTGAGCCGGATCCGGCTGGATCTGAAAAACGAAACCGCAGAGCGCTTGAAAGAAAACCCGGAGTTTGCCGCCCTGGTATCTTCCGACCCCATCACGGCAGCCATTGAGCGGTACAACGCCGCCGCAGAGGGTGTGCGCCGGATCTATGAAGAGTACAACGGAATCAAGTCGTTGTTTTCCTCTGCCGGCGCTGGTAAGAAAGAAAACCCTGTGATGGCTTTCACGAAATCTTATAACGACGCTATCCGGGAACTGCGCGGGATGTACTGGAAACAGCTGTTTGAAATGCCGCAGCTGTTCGATGCGATGACCTACGAAATGCAGCAGGATTACCAGAAGCGAATCAAAGAGCTTGAAGGCTACGACTTCAGCGCGTACAACATTCTGACCGTCCGGGAAGAAATTTCACGAAATCTTCTTTCCAGCATCGACCACGAAATTATAAAGCTGTTCGACGACTGGACGAACCTGCATTATAACGACGAGTACAGCAAGAACGTGCATTATTACAACGGCTGGTGCACGAACTCCGCGTACAAGATCAACCGCAAGGTGATTTTCCGCTGCAACGCCTTTGATACATACGATGGGCGTTTCTGCCCCCGGTACAACGCAACAGGCCATGTTGCCCAGATCGAGCGGGTGCTGCACTTCCTGGACACGAACGGCAAGCCCTACAATGGGGACGAACTCCGCGCCGTTCTGGATGCCGCCGAAAAGAGCGGCCAGACCCAGAAGATCCAGCTGCACTATTTCACCGCCACGTTTTACAAGAAAGGCACCTGCCACATTGAGTTTACGAACACGGACGTTTTGAAGTCCTTCAACCTCTACGCCGGACAGCGCAAAGGCTGGCTGCCGCCCACCTACGGCAAAAAGAGTTACCACGACATGGCCGCCGCAGACCGCCGGGTGGTTGACAGCTACGAGGGAGAGGCCAGCTACACCGACACCCTCACCCGGCACCTGATCCCCACGCAGAGCACGTTTTTACAGCTGAACTCCTGACACGAAACCCGCAAGGCCGACAGCGTTCCCGCTGCCGCTGGTGCAAGCCCAGCCGCCCCAGACCGGGGCGGGCGCTCATGGGTAACAGCCCATCCGGCAGGCCGCCGGGAGTATCAGCACGAAATACAGAACGAAAAGGAGTAACAACCATGAAGAACCAGAACACCACCACCCAGATCGCCTACATCGTCACCGCCGACTACTACACCAACGGCAAGCCCACCACCTGCAAGATCACCGTGCAGCCGGTCAGCTTTGACCCCGCCCGCCTGATCGACTGGTCCGACCGGATCAGCAAGACCCACATCCGCGAAGTCGAGAACTTCACCACGCCGGAGGAAGCCGCAAAGCGGATGACGGAGATCATCGAAGCCGCCGCAGAGCACGCTGCCCAGATCCAGCGCCCTGAATCGGTGACAGAACGTCACCACTTGACCGTGCCCCGCCTCGCCGATCTGGCAGCTCTGCCCGCCGTCCACGCCTGAACACGGGCCCGGAAGCCCCGGCAGGGTCACACCGGTCAAAGCGGCCCCGCCCCATCTTCCCGGCATTTACGTCGGGAACATCACGAAACAGAAAGGAGGTGTTTTCATGGTTCGATGTTGGATATACTCCGCTGGGCCGGATCAATGCCAGTGTTACAACGTAGATGACGAAAATCTGGCCGATCTGGCAGCACAGGCGCAATTCCTAGAGGACTTCCGTGCCCAGCGTGTAGCAAACCCGGCTTTATACCGGCAGCTTCTTAATATGCTGGTTCCCGCCGCCGATGCCATTCCCATGCGCAACTATACCGGCCTGCCGTTCTGACAGCCAACCCCGGCAGCCCGCCGGGGTTATTCTTGCATCCCGTCACGAAATCTTGTTCTAATTTATTGCTTTTATTTGCGTTTTGCTCTATCATGACAGTAACGAAACACGAAAAGGAGGTTTCCCGTTATGACTATGATTCCCGCCTTCGGTCCCTGGACAGAGCATCCCGCAGACACTGACGAAGAAAAGCGCCTTGCCAGCGCCCAGCAGAGCAAGACCAGTCCGCTTTCTGTGGACAAGGAACACGAAACCGGGGTTTTCTATGGATCCGGCAAAGAGCCGTACCAGACCAGCCTTGCAAGCTGCACCTGCAACGATTTTGTAAAGCGCAAAAAGCCCTGCAAGCACATTTTCCGGCTGGCTATGGAGCTTGGCATCATCGACACTGCATACAAGACCGGGCGCAGCACCGGCGAACGAAACGAGGCGCAGATCAGCTTTGCAGACAGTGTTGCTCTGGTGGAGCAGCTTTCCGACGCGGCACAGAATGCAATCAAGGAAATGCTTTCCCGCACCAGTGAGCGCGTGGACGACCGTCAGAAGCCCGTAACCTGTCACGAACTGGATCTTGTGCCGGAACTGCGCACCTCGCCGCTCCTGCACGAAAATCCTTACCCGCTGGAAGAAGTGCTGAACGACCTGCCAAAGCCCTTTGTTGTGCAGCTGCTGGATCTGGTGCACCGGGAAGGCAAGCCAAAACGAAACGCAGCTAAAACCGTAATGGCTGCATGGCTGGCGCAGAACGCACCCATGCTGGCAAAAGAGATGCCGCCTTGTGCATCCTTCTCTTTCGTGGAGGTATTCGACAAAGCCCAGCGCGACGTTTACAAGTACCTGCATCGCAAGTACGACACGGAAACGGACTGGTACACCGGCGCAGAGCATCCCGCTGGGGCTGTTCCTGCGGCAGACGGTTCTACTTACTACTTCCCAGAGGACAGAGTTACCGATGCCCTCACGAAACGCGGTTTCAATCGCTGCCTGAATGGGTACACCCCCACGAAATCGAAATCCTGACAACGAAACTTCATCTTTTTCTGCTAAAGATGATATTTCGGCATATTTAACCCGCCTTTTTGATACAAAACCTACAATTTAGGGGCTTAACTGCCCAGAAGGAGGCATTTCTACGAAAGATGCAGAGTTTTTCGCCCCTTGGCGGCTGGTTGCGGCCTTTGCCGATGGCTCCCGGCTCTTGTTCGACGGATTGACCGAAGAGCAGGCACGGGAAGCGATGGAAGCCGCCCAGGAGCAGCACGGAGACATTGGTTACTGGAACCGGGTCACGGATCAGAACTATGAGGACGGCAGATACTACAAAACCATCCCCGAACCGCCCTGCGTGAACGTCGTTGACTTCACCGGTTACGATGGGCCGCTCGACGAAAACGGTTTTCCTGTCGGTCTGATGGACGAAATCGCCCAGAACGCCAAAGAGGAAGGCCGGGATCCGAACGAACCGCAGATCATCATCAAGCGCAACGCTCCGCCGGATGACCAGCCGCCACACGAAAAGTAAATCACGAAATTCAAAAAGCCCGCCGGGTCGATGACCTGACGGGCTTATGGTGTTGAAAGGATGGTTTGTATGAAGTTAAACATGGATTGCGTCCGCGCCGTTATGCTTTGCGCAGAAGAGTACACAGACTATAACCACTATTGCTATTTCATTTCTTACCAGAAAAACAATGTGAACGACTTCCTGCTGGATGACCCGGAAACACCGCCAGCCTACCAGCTTGAACTTGAAAAGACCTACGACAACGACGATCTCTTTTACGCCGTTGAGTATTGCGTCAAATCCGGGTTTGTTGAAACGCTTTTCTCGAAAGACACTTATCGCATTCCCATTTCCCGCATTACGCCTGATGGGCATAGATTTCTTGAAAACATTCGGTCTGATACGAACTGGGAAAAGGTCAAAAGCGTTGCCAAAAAGGCCGGCTCTTTCAGCGCAGATGTGATAATCGAGATTGCAAAGAACGTAGCTGTGGAAGCGGCCAAACATTTTTTAACCAACACCTGACGAGCCTTCCTACCTCTGCATTTTCCAATTCGGTTTGGATTGCTGCTTCGTTGTGCCAGATCTGCTTTTCTTTGATTCCAGTTTTCACGATTTCTTTTGCGATGGTTCTAACGGCATATTCTCGCGGGCTTATCATGCCGCTGTCAATCTCAATTTTGATCTTCACTTTGTCCTCCTTCGCGTAAATCCGGTTCAGCTGCCCGCCTTTCAGATTGACAGTCCAGCAGCGGCTCTCCTGAATCCGAGAATATCGGTTTTACTCTAATTTGACGTATCATAGCTTCGCACAGATCCTTTACCTCTTCTTCCGATTCCAGGACTATTTTGCCATCATTTCCTCCAAAGACTTCAATTCCGCCCTCTCTCCGTGGAATCACAGACCAGCGCAGATCAAACAGCACATCCTCGTTCCCCGGAAATTCTCCGCCCGGAAGGTCAAACATTGCTATTCCGCCAGACGGTTCAATAATTTTATCATCGGTCAGTTCAATTTTGATTCCCATTTTTCAAGGCCTCCGTAACCCTCAGCACATCTTTTGCGAAACGCAGCGTTTTCGTAAGATCTTCTGCGTTTTTGAAACGGACTACGTTTCCTGCGTTTGAAATCAGTTCAACGTCACCATCCGGTGCCATCCTCACGAACCGGCACAGTTCGCCCTCTTCCCGTGCGGCCTGCTGCTCTTTGGTTTCTTCGATAAAGCAGGTTCTGAGCGCGTTCTCTGCGTCACAGTATACGCTCCTGTCACTCCGCACCAGCCTATACATCCTTCCGGGCAGCACCCGAACCTTGTTTTTATGCTTCTTTCCCATAACTTTGTCCTCCTTTGCACGAAACCCGGTAGGCCAACTGCCCGCCGGGTTATTTCTATGCCTGTTTTCAGATTTTTGGGGTAGTCGTGTTTGTTTTTCTACGACCATCGGACACGATTTTGCGGAAGCGCCTGCACATGAAGTTCCGCAGGCAGCCTTGCCTATAAGAGAATGTCACCCTCCGCCCAGGCATCCGCTCGGCGCTGTCCCTCGCGCGTGTTTAACGCACGCGATAATAAAGCGGCGCACTCCGGGAGCCGTTCCAGGTTCCTTCCCAGCTGTGCAAGAGCGACGTTTCGCAGGTACTTCAAGTGCTGCACACTGTATGGAACTTTCTGCTGTACTTCGTGCCATTTTTTGTGGCTGATGTAGAACTCCGTTAAAATTAGATTGTGGCCACTGTCCAGCCGGTTCATTTGTCCTCGGATAATGTTCTGATCTTCCAGCAACACAGCCCGCTGCCGTTCCAGCTGACGCAGTTGGTCTCCAATGCCCAGTTCATCCATCCGGCAGGCCATCGCCGCCGTGCTGTCCCCAGGCGTTCCACCACGGGGCATTCCATCGGTGCCCATTCCCCGCATAGGGTCCACTTCATCGCTCAGTGCGGTGCACTGACGGCGGATGATCTCTATCCGCTGCGGGATGTCCGCATAATATTTCAAGATTGCCTCCGCCTCGTGTACTTTCACTGCTCAGTCCTCCCAAAAAATCAAAAATCTTTCTTGAAAAGGGGTTCTCCGAAAACGGGTTCTTCACCCTTGACGCGCTCCACCATGGCACCCACGCCGTAAATGTCCTCAATGACCCGGCGCAGACGATCATAGGCAAATTCTTCTCCGCCATCGTCCACCCAGCCGAGGAACTGCTGGTAATTTTTCTTGATTTCTTCCTTCACGGCCTCAATTTGTTCAGGGGTATATTCCATTTCTTCCAGTGATTCCGCAAAGAAACGAACGATCATCTTTGCAGCGTCCCGGCGTTCAGCCAGAACACGCAGCTTTTTTTCAGAGCCTACCAGACCACCCGCCGGGAGCCAAAATTCTTCCGGCATCAGGTGGGCAGTGCGTGCTTCCAGCCGCTTGAGGGCTTCCGGTGTACCGTACTTGTCGTGATCCATGATATACCTGGATGCAGCATTGTTCATCTTCAAGGTCAGGAGCGTAGATTCTTTCTCGCCCCAGTCCCAGAGATCATGTGCCGCGGCAACTGCGCAGTACGAAACGACCTGCCCGATTGCCTCACGGTTCAGCGTCGTGCGGTGCTTCGACTTGCCGATGTTGATTTGCTGATTCACTGCATTCTGGATGCTCTGCCGGTAGAATGCTGGCATCCTTGCCCTGCTTTTTCCCATGATGAATCCTTTCCCGCCTGTTCGGCCAGGCGCTTCCACTTTCTGATTTCTTCCGCCGTATCTGGCGTGATATGCTCAATAAACCGCCAGTGCTGCGGTTCTGCCACAAGATCGATAAACATACGGCGGCGGTGGATGTAATCACGCTGCTGCCGCCGGGTGAATTTGCTTTTCACTTCCACCACCTCAACCGTGCCATCAGCATAGGTCAGCACAAAATCCGGGGTATAGTGCGCCGCCGGGAGCTTCACATTGCCGTATTCTTTTTCCGGCAGCATAGTAAACCTGCGGTGCAGCTCTACCTTCACGACCTCGCCACTCTGGACTTTGGGCAGAACAGTTCCCATGTAGTAGTCATACTCGCCCCGGCTGTCAAACTCGTGTCCGGTCGATCTGGCGGCATTCACAGCGGCTTCCAACGATGCAGGTGCAGCTTTGCCCCCGCACCTTCTCTGTGCAAGCTGCTTTTCCGCCTGTGCCCGGTAGCGTGGCGGCAGGTCGTCCAGTTCCAGTCTGGCGCTCATGGCTGGTTCCTCCTGTTCTTCCGCCGGGTGTCCGGCTTCTTTTTCAGTTTCACGATCAGGTGCTTGGTGTTGTTCCCCGTGATGTGCTGTTCGCACTCGCGCAGGGTATAACCGGGGTATTTTTTCTCCCAGTATTCACGATCATCCGGCAGGGCAAACGCTTCGTCAAAGCGCTTGCGGCTCCATCTGGTGTCGTTCGGGCGCGGGGTTTTCGGTTTTTGCAGCCCTTGGCTCTGCCGCCAGCGCCGGATACGGGCGCGGGCTTTCGTCATGTAGGTTGTCAGGCGTTCAAAACTGGAACAGGTCAGGTCGATAGGCTCAACTTTCACAAGTCCCATCGGCCGCCCGGTGCTGTCCCGCCACAAGTCCTTGATCTCCTGCCATGTCAGATTGCCTTGCAGGATCACATGATGGTGGTGTCTGCCGGTAACTTTCCCGTCCTCGTCCACCACGCTGTACTCTGCAACCTGCATCCACTTGGATGCTTCCCGCCCCGTCTTTTTGCAGAAGCGCTTCAAGCGGCGGGTAAAATTCGTCCAGTCCCGGTCTACCTGGTCAAAATCTCCGGGCGCTGGCTGGTGGTCGTGGTCGTATGTAAACGTGGCTGCCCAGTCGCTTTCCCCGAAATTCGTATAGGCCAGCTGGCAGAAATACCGCCTTGCTATCATGTCGTTATACTTCTGCTGCGCAATGGAGGTTGCCAGTTCTCTTTTGCGGCGAGTGGATGCGGTATGCTCTTTGTCCGTTGTTTCAAAGAGATCCACTTCTGCATAATCGGACGTTCCAAGAATGTGTCTCTGCTCCCGAATGTACCATGCCCGCACCGTTCACTTCCTCCTTCCGCAAAGCTCTACTGGGATTTTCTTTTCTGTGAACCAAACACACATGGCTTCGCAGGACAAGGGGAATACAACGCCGGGCAGGTCTTTTTAAGTTTCTCATTCCTTCAAGCCATACAGACCCGCCCTCGTTTTCTCCCCCTTGACCCCCGCTTTCCCCGGCTTGTGTTCTCCTGTGGTCGCTAGATTAAGTTACACATACAAGCCCCTTGCCGCCTCGTCAGGGCGGCAATTTAACGACGGGCTTGCTTAATTCTTGATTAGAGCTTGATTAGTTTACTTCGTAGTCACCGATGCTGTTTTCTTCCGTTCTGACTTCCCAGCACTCGCAGGTGTCCTCCGGGTCAGTGAAGTCGGCACGGTTCGGAGAATTGCCGTTGAAGCATACCCAGGTGTAGCCCTCATGCCAGCGGCAGGTGCAGCAGGTTCTTTCAGGTTCCATCATCCTGTGTTCCTTTCGTCACGGTTCTAGCAGTGTGTGGCAAATCGGACAGGCGTGCGGTTCCCAATCTGTCCTGTACCCGCATACCGGGCACTCATACCAGCCGTATGGAAACACACCGGTAGCGTCATAGAATTCACGCTGCCATTTAAGTGGTTTCGGCAGTGGGGTGCCGGTCGCTTTCGCAAATTGGGCGGCCCGCATAGCAGTTGCAATGGCATCCCTTGCAGGTTTCAAAGAATCGTGTTCTTCCTTTTTCTGGGAGTTATCTGTCTTACCCTCCATGTCGGCCACCTTCATAAAAACGATCCATCGTTTCGCGGTACACTTTGTAGCACTCCGGGCACAGATCTCCGATTCCATGGATGTTTCTCATTTCAAGCGCCCAACCATCCAATGCTTTCTGGTCAAACACACCATCGTCGAACCGTTCCGCGAACACCTGCTTTCTGCACCGGTTGCAGATAAACATTGCTCCGTTCTGTCTCATGGTACTGTCTCCAACTTTCCAACTTCAAAATCTTCAAGGTTCGGGTGCAACTTCTTCCTCTCGATCCCGAACTTTGCCCTTGCTCAGTGCCAGAGGACCACGTTTGACGAATGGGCCAGATATGTTGTTCCGTTAATTTTGGCCTGTAACTGGTCGCCTTCATAATCGTTCCAGCTATCCACCTTGCCCTCAATTACGGTTCCATCCGGCATTTTAATCTGTGCCTGCGAATATTCGTAGGTCAAATCAATTACCTGCTTGTTGCATCCCGTCATCAGTAAAACGCTTGCCACCGCAGATGCTCCCACCATAAAAATCTTTCTCATTTCTTCTTTGCCTCCTGCTTTTCATTGAGTTTTACTACCGGCTGCGGCTGGTCGCTGCGGTTCAGCGGCTTATCAAAGCACACATTCCATGGATCACCCTCCGGCTTGTCATGCCATGCCAGTGCGTGGCGAATGGTAAGCCATACCTGTTCTGCCCGGTACGGCACTCTCATTACATCCGAGATAGGGGCGGGGAGAACAAATCTGTTATATGCTTGTTCCATTCCTACGCACATGAAATCTCTTCGGTCCATCGCAACCTTAAAAGCGTTATCTTCCTGTTCCTTGGTCTTGAATGCCCCATTTTTTAGATCAGAGTAGAATTTTGCAAAGCACAAATCTTCTGCCAGATCCCAGAACTGCCCCATGTGCAGCCGCAGATACCACTCGCAGGCAGCCTGTACAGCCTCCGCCACCGGACGGCTCATGGTCAGCGTGATGGTCTCGATTTCGGTAGGTGCGTCATTCTTCTTCACCATAGTGCGGATCCTTTGCCCCCGGCCAGTGACGGCGCTGGCTGCGCTCAAACTTCCGGGCCATCGCTGCTGTCTGAATAGCTTCCACGGCCAGAGCAACAGCCCGGTCATATACACCCTTCGTGGAAATCTGCGGATTGTTGGAGTAAACATTCATCCACATTGCATTGAGTTCCTGACGCAGACCGTTCATTTCCTGCACAGCTTCCACGACTTCTTCTTGGATGATTCCCGCGCCCTCATGCGGCCCTGCAAACATCCGAAACTTCTTGTTTGCAGCGGCCAGCTCAATTTTGACCAGCCGCTTCACGTCATTTTTTACCGCATCCATGATTAGCCCTCCGTCCGGCTCTTGATTTCGGCCAGCAGGTCATCCAGCGGAACATCGGAAAGCGAAAACCCGGCCTCTCTTTCGTCCTCGACAGAGACCAAGAGTGCAGAGGAAAAGCACAAAACGGGGCGAACACCACAGGAGTTGTTGTACCAGCCGTTGTAGCTGGAGCCATCGGTGTAGACGTACCAGACGCCGTTGCCATCGTAGGTGCGCGGAGAGCAATTCGGCGTACCGTAAGGCGTTGCCAACCACCACGGCGCATCTACCTTCGGGATCAGCCGCCAATATTTTCCGTACCCGCGCAGGGTCAACAGGCCAATCCTCACTTCAAAGATTCCGTATTCGTTCTGGCCGGTCGTGTCCTGAAGGTCGATTCTGAGCGGAATGAATGTACTCAGCGGAGTGCCGTTCTTTGTAAACTCTGCCAGGCAGTTACCCAGATATGGCATAATCTCGCTCCGGCGCAGATCGTTGGGGCATTCTGGGTCGTCACCTTCACGGAACGGCATTCTCGTCCAAATTTCCTTTGCCAGTACAAGGCAGCCGTGTTCGTCCGCATCCAGCTTCACAAACTCCTTGCCCAGCGCTCTGAAGATGCCACCATTTTTCACATCACCCAAGGTTACACTTTTCAAAATCTTGCTCATCGTTATTCCTCCACTAAAACCACATTGGCCCAGCTGGTCTCGTATGTTTTCCCGTCAATCGTGACTTTCACGATACGATCATTGTGTGCAAACGAACTTACCTTGTCCGCCCGTCCTTTGTCCAGTAAAGTGCCGTCCGGCAGGTAAACATATACCGTCTTGACCGGTTTTTCACCGCTTGCTGTGCCCTTGACTGCTTCACACCCAGTCAGTGTTACGCACAGCGCGGCAGTGCAGGTGGACAAAGCCAGCAGTTCCAAAGTCTTACGCATCGTTTTTGTCCTCCTGTTCGCTCAAGTCCTCCACATCGGCAACATCCCTAGTCTTTTTCACCATGTCGGCAAGCTCACGCAGTCCAGACTTTGCCAGAGGTTCCAGCTTTACAGGAAGCACCGCGCCGCGCACCACCATTCCGTCCTTGATAACATAGTAGCGTCCGCCGCTCGCCATCTTCCTGGCGCAGTATTTGAAATATCCGCTCTTGCGGATTCCATCTGCTACTGGCATGATCTGCTTCGCATCCACAAAACCGACCGTTCCCGAAACAGGCTCGATCATTGGAACCAGTTCACACCCGCAGTACCGGATACCGATTCTTCCGGTCACGCAGTCCATTTCTCCGTCTGCCGTGTCGTCCAAATCCATCCCTTCGATGTGATGGAGATCATCCGGGCAGTCATTATCAAACTCGATGTCTGCCCATTCCTTTTTGCTGATGCCCAGGAGGGTTGCCAACTCACTTTCATTTTGTGCCTTCGGAAATCCGGTCAGCGGGAAGATTGCCGTTTTGGTTCCAATGTACAAATCATAGGTTCTGCAGTCGTCATAGAACACTTTGTAGAGTTTACAGTACCCATCTGCCTTAATGAGCTTTGCGATTGCTGCCAGCTTCATTTGCTTCTCCTTTCAATTTCGATAGCCTGAACTTCAAACTTTTCGTACTCCGGGTAATGATTCTCGGCCTGCTCCTTGGCTTTTTCAACAGCCTGTTCGGCGCTGTCCGCATCCAGCCGGTACGGCAGCCAACCCGGCCACCCACCAGCACCGGTCGCTTTCAGCAAAATGTAGTACCTCTGCATCGGTGTGTTCTCCTTTCAGTTTTGGGCAATCCCGGAGTTGAACCGGGCCGGGCCTGTTCCCATGCTCACAAAAAAGGCCGCCGCAGCGGGCGGCCTGTGTCAGGAGTTGTGCGACCTTATTTTCAAAATTTTCTTTGCTTCCTCTGCGTGGAGAAGGACGCTGTCCCGGCAGGTCATACCCGGCTCTTGTAGCTCATAGAGCTTGCACTCTTTCGTGCAGCCTTTACTGCCTTTTCTGGTCTGTTCATTACACGTTATAAACCGTGCCGAGAGGATCCGTGTCAGTGTTTCATTGTCCATCATGCCACCAGATACAGCCAAAGGAATTTAATCAGTGCGGCCGGCACAAAGAAAATCAATGCCGCCCACAGTGCCACAGCTGCCAAAACCATCAGAACACCCAGTGTTTTCACAAATCCGTCCATTGCTTTTTCTCCTTTTAAGTTCAATTCTTGCCCAAGCTGCAAGGTCTTTCCAGTTTTCAGATTCCCAGTGACATGGAGTATCGCTGGCGCGTTTATCAACTGCTTCTGCAAGTTTTTCAACGCACAAGTCAGGCAACTCCTCAATGTGTGATTCAAAAAACATAGCCATGACATCCAACGGGGCACCCGCAGCAGCAATAGCCAAAACTTCTGCGTCATTTTTCTTGTCTCCGTGCGTTTGGAGCTTGCCCCACATCACTTCGCTGCCTCCTGGATGATCCAGACCCGGTGCGTTCCATAGCCTTGCCAGCTCAGTGCATCTTCGTGGCTTCCAGAAACGGCTATGTCCAAGTGTTTTCCCTGGATTCCCGCTCCTTTGTCCTGAACGATCCGCACTCCTACATCCTCGATATAGAGGACAGTCCCAAACGGGAACACGTCCGGGTCTGCCGCCACCGTCACATCAGCTTCCACGGGGGCACCGCTGGCTGTGATCCCGGTTCCTGTTCCGCAGATGTGCTCTCGCTTTTCGGTGCAATAGGCTGTACAGAGAAAATCTCCAGCATCTTCAACCAGCAGCTTCCCATCCAACCGGTCCCGTGCTTTCAGAGAATCCCGCAGGGTATCGGCGTACTCTGCAATCTCTTTCGACACGCCCTCCCAGTCCTCATACCTTGACTTGTAAATATCCCGCTGGCATTCCAGGTCATTGACCCGGTGATAAAGTACACTGGTCTGTATGCCAGCAATCATGACTACTACCAAGGCAATTTTTGATATGTCCACTTTCATGTTTTTTCCGTTCCTCCCATCTTGTCAAAAGTAATTGGCGGATGCCCATGCTCCTGTGCTCTGAGCGTCCCGGACGTTCCCTGCGTGACGCTCATTCTTCCTCCGCCTTGGTCATTCAGTACCATATTTCTCAGCTCAAAAAGAGTTTGATCCTGATGTGTCGCCAGTGTTGCAGAAAGTTCTTTCTGAACAAGTGCTCCTTTTCCGCCACCCTCACACCCTGACCGGATCTTCACGGTGTAGGCTCCATGCTGCCCCCCCCCCGCTGGCCTCGATGCCACCATTCGATCATGCCATGAATAGCAGTCAGCAGTAAGTCCGGCAATTTCTTCCCCCTTCGGGATGCACGGGTTAAAATCCCATTGAGTGCCTTTTCGCTCAAAAGCGACCACTCCGGCGGATTCTCTACGAGTATCGCAGACAGCATATACTCTGCGCCTGCGCTGGGGGATTCCCCAGTATTGAGCATTGACGATTCGATAGGCAACAGCTCCGTAGTTTGCGAAGCCCCCCCACTTGCCATGTTGGAGAATAGGCTTATCTGCTCTACCTCCGGCAAATCCTCTGATACGAAGTAGTTCATTGAGGACCGTTTCAAAATCCTTCCCTCCATTTGACGAAAGTGCACCGGGCACATTTTCCCAGATCACAAAGCGCGGATATTTGCCATTTGTTGCAACCAGCATTTCTATGATGATTCTGATTGCTTCCCAGAATAGCCCAGATCTTCCGCCACCCAGGCCGGCGCGTTTTCCAGCAATGCTCAAGTCCTGGCAAGGAGATCCGAACGTAATAATATCTACTGGCTCGATTTTGTCTCCCCGGACATCCTTCACGCTTCCTAGGTGCTTCATATGCGGCAGGTGCGTTCTCGTGACGGCAATAGGGTACGGCTCCACCTCACTTGCCCATACTGCCCGTCCACCGCACATTACCGCGCACAGCGGCATCGTTCCGCTGCCGTCAAACAGGCTTCCCAACTTCACGTCCTCGGCTGGTTTGCCCAGTTCCCGGAAAGCATTTTTGACAAAGAACAGTGCGTTCGGCAACGCCATACCATTGCCCCACATGGCATACTCTGCTGCCATGCTATGCAGGCCGTCATGCCAGCGCATCAATGCCTTGTCGCTTTCAGTGCTGCCACCCTGCACAATTTTTCTGCTCGGTCTTTTCCCTTTGATTTCGCAATCTCTGGCATATACTTCACGCCAGAATGGAAACTCTTGTGGAGAGGTCAGCGGTGCGATTTCTGCCCACCCATCAGGGAAGCCCTGCAATCGGCCGCATTCCAATGGGATAAGACGGCGGACAATCCAGTCCGGTGAACCCTTTTCGCCGGCTTGAATCACTTTTGGTCCACTCGTTGCTACGCCGTTCACTTTTGTAAGCGTTGCCGCCACCTCTCCGGTAACAGTTCCATTATAGGTATCCGCTCCGGTTGCTTCCGGCAACGGTTGAATTACCGGATTTATGTAGTTCAGGCTCCATCCGCCTTCCCCTTTAGCCTGCAATGTTCCGCTCACATTGCCGTTCAGGCAATGGTGCCTTGCGTCATAGGCTACCGCGTGACGGTCAACGGTGTTCAGCGTGAATGTCACATTCTCGTCTACTCCCGTGCCGTTCATCCCGGTGTTGCGGTCTATCATATTCCCCGCCAAGCAGTATGATCCGGCAACAATAGGTGCTTCATGGTCACACGTCAGACAAGGGCAGGTGTTATCCAGCGTATCAGCCGATGCCTGCCCTGACGCTCTGCAAATCACCGGCTTACTTTCGCATATTTTCATGCTGTCCCCCCCCCCAGACCAAAAAGCCTTGCGATCTCATGGCCGAAGCGCTATTGAGCAGCGACGGTGCCACCCCGTCCACGCTGTAAATTCTCGCTCCTTGTGGAAACTCCGGCGTTAAGCATTCCAGTTCCAT